AATTACTAAAAGTGTTAATGACATACCTTATCCAAAATATAGGGTTGAGTGGATTGATTGTGTTAGTGATAGCGCATGGGCGGACGAAAAAGAGTTCACGAAGATGAAACTAGCAACGCCTGTTAATGAGGGGTGGATCTTCTCTAAAGACAAAACATCAATTAAAATGTTTGCAAGTTACGACAAAGAAGATGACGGCTCAATTACCTTCGGTGATCGTACCATGATACCTAGATCATGGGTTAAGAAGATGATTAAAATTAATTAAGTTTTTTTATTCTTGGTAATCTTTTTTTCTCTACGTTTTTCTTTACATCATCAACGCTGACATTTTCTAAAATTGGTGAGTATTCATCTATAATTTTTTTTAATTCTTCTTCCATTTCTGCTTTGGACATATCATCTAGTTTTCCCGTTCTGATAATCTTCTGCTCAACGTACAAGCCTGCGGCCTTGCCTCTTGCTACTTCTGCATTACTAGCGGCTGAGAAAGCACCTTTTTTTAATGCTTGTTCTCTTATTTTTGCTAACTCTGATATGTGTTTTTCATAAGTGACTTCATACTTTTTTTGATATTCTTCTCTTAACTCACCTATGTATTGAACAACTAACGGATACAACTTAGGGTTTTGTAATTCGTATGCCGTTTGCCTTGCTCTGTCTTTTTCGTATCCCGCCTCAATAGCGCACTCGTAGCCGTACTTTCTGCCTTCGTTAGATACTAACAAATTAGCAAACTTTCTCTGCATTTCAGTTAATCTTTTTGGAACACCCATAGTTGACATTTACGTCAAATAACTCTAAAAGTCAATAACATGATAAATGCGAAAGAATTAGCTAGACAATTAGATCGTTTTTTAAAATCACCAACTTGTCAAGACGCTAGAGTAGTAGTCAAACTTCCGCAAGGTGAATTTCATTCACCAGATGGTCAATTTGATATTCTCTCAATAAGTTTATTTGAAAATAACATTATCGGTGCGAGAGAAAGCCATAGATTAGTTATTGAGTTATCAACTCAACAATCATGGCAAATGGGCAAAGTTAAAAAGAAACTTTAATATCCTAACCAACTTTTAACATCTTTTAATTTATATTGTTTTTTGTTTCCCAACTCTTTAATGAAATAATAAAATTCATCTATATTTCCATGAAGTGTTATTATTCTTATTGCTTCCGCTTGGGTAATTATTTTCATGTTATCCTTTCTTTTATATTAATATTGCGTTTCTATAGTTTTTTTCTTCAATGCACAAATCACCGTCAATATCTAATCCGCCTTTTTCAACTAGTATTTTTCTTGCTTGTTCCTCTGTTTCTGCCTCTATGCAATAGTGATATGAGCATGGCACTTCAAACTCAAATGTTTTTTTATTTTTAGTCATGTTATCCTTTCTTATTTTCATTGTCATTGTATTTAAGTTCTTCAAGTTTGTCTATTACAGTGTCAAACTCATTACAACTGCAAGTAATATCGTCTGTTGTATCTGGCTCACCTTTAGATTGCCACTCGCTATAATTACAAACATGAAAATCTGCATCTCTTAAATCTCTTATGTTTTGTATTATATCTTCTATTCTGTTGTCATGAATAGTATCTGCTTTGCTCATTTTAGTTTATCCTTTCTTTTTAGTTTATAGGACTATCCCATATAGGATAGCCCTTGTCAAGTTTAATTTAAAAACTAATATGTGTATCTTCCATTATTTGTCTTTTTAAATATGCTCTTTTATTTTTTAATATTTTTTTAGCCGTTTTTATATCTTCTTCAGTTGGTTGATTATCTAAAAATTGATTAAGAGTTGAATTATCAAAATTTTTAACCCATGTTGACAATTCTTTTATTGATAAAGTTTTAAACCATTTTTCCATTTTATTTATCCTTTCTTTTTAGTTTATAGGACTATCCCATATGGGATAGCCCTTTGTCAAGTGTTACTACCAATTAGCTTTTTTTTCTGTAATCGTTGAATTTTTTAAAAGATTTTCAACGCTTACATTCCACGATTGAAACAGACTTAATTTACTTGGCGCATATACCAAAAAATTAGCCATTTGATTTTCAACTTTGTAAATATATCCCTTTACCTTTTTATTGTGAAATGAGTTATATATTAAAATTGTTTTATCTTTAATTAATTGATTTAGTTTATTTACCTCGTACATTTGTTTTATCCTTTCTTTTTAGTTTATAGGACTATCCTATATATAAGATAGTCCTTTGTCAAGTTTAATTATGCTACTTCTTCATCTTCTTTATAATATTCTTCATCTATCATATAGAATTGATCTGGATCAATTTTGAAGAATTTATAATCAGTCATGCCACCTCGAGCATCTGCACCATTATGAATACAGAGTGCGATTATATTATTTTTGTATAAATCACCGCTTGAGATCCATTGAATATCCTGACTTAAACAATTATCAAAATTATAAGTATAAGTGCATTTAGCCTCTTCATCTGGATATACAAACTCATTCATGAAGTCTTCTACATCTGCAATTACATGACTTCTTCCATTAGGATTATCTAAACCATGATATTTATCTTTACTGATCCAGTCATTAAATTGCTTTGTCATATCTGGAAGATGTGTGCAACTTTCATTTAAGTGATGAAATAAAGATTTTGTAATATATCCATCTTCTTTAGAAATATATTCTTCATTTTCAAAATCTTCTAATGTCTTTTTTTGATTTCGTTGCCAGTTTCTTCCATCTTCACCGCCACTATCTAAAAAGTGAGTGCCAGTATTTTCAGTCAACATTTCATATATTATTTGTTTAGTCATTGTTTTACCTTTCTTTTATATTTGTTTATAGGATTATCCTATTACATTTATAATATAAGTCAAGCACAAAAAAGAAAGTATTTACAACTTGTAGTTGTGCAATAACTGTTGCATATTTGCAACACTTCCAATGTTGTGATAACGTTAAAAATCACATGATTAATGAAGCCAAATTTTACCAATATTTCAAAAATAAAACGCCTCAATTTTCATTTACTCGCATTGAAAATTCAACTGCTTTGGGTACTCCAGACGCTTTGGTATATAATAAAAAAGGGCATTTTTTCACAATAGAATTTAAAGTTATTAGAGGTTATAAAATTAGATTTTCACCGCACCAGATAGCCTTCCACGTCAAGCACCCTTTAAACTCTTTTATCATGGTCACACGAGCCTTAAGGCCTGATCCAATACTTTATGAGGGATCACAAATAAGGGATCTGGTCACAAGTGGCTTGAGGCTTGAGCCTATAGCAAAGAGTTTAGATCCATGCATCAAGCGACTTGAGGCGGTTTAATAGGCACAACTATAGGTTGAAAAAAAATTAAATTAATTGTTTTTTTATTTGACTTATTATTTATTATAGGATATTGTAGGATTATGAATAACACAAAGAAAGGTACAACAATGAACATTAAAGAAATAAAAAACTATAAAATGAATGACGCGGTTTATCAGTTAAGAAGACAAGTGATGAATTTAATTTATGAAGCTAAAAACTACGGCATTAATTTACCTAGAATCAATGTTAGAGTTGGAAGTGCTACCAAAGGCAATGAGAAAGTTTTGGGTGTTGGCGGTGCTAAAAACATTTGGATTACTGAAAAAGCAATTAATAAAAGTATGGATTATTTAAGACACGTGGTTTTCCATGAAATCGGACACGCGGTTTTCAATCTACCGCATAATGAAAAATGTCCTTTAATGGCTTCTGTTTTATCTAGCCCATGCACAAAAACACAAGCACTAGAAATATTGAAAGGATACGCCAGATAAAAAAACCAGACACAAGCCACTAGATCCTAGTGGCTTGGCGCTAGAATAGAGGTACCAGAACGAATTGAAAATTTAAAAGTTTTTTTATTTTCGATTTTGCTTTTTGCAAAAGAAACATACAATAGTAAGACAAAATGCAAAGATTTGTATAGTCAAATCCCTGAAAATCATTATAAGACTGAAAGTAACATCAAAAAAATTTTACAAAAAATTTTTCGAAATGCAAATAGACCTAGAAAAAATAAATAGACTACCACCTGACGTTAGAGACAGATTTAAGAAAATCCTGGTAAAATACAAAGAGGAAGATCAAAAGGAAGCGGCACAAAAGGACTTTCTATCTTTCACAAAGCATATGTGGCCTGATTTTATTGAGGGTGAGCACCACAAGATTATTGCAGATAAATTTAATAAACTAGCATCGGGTGAAATAAAAAGGCTGATAGTGAATATGCCACCAAGGCATACAAAGTCCGAGTTTGCATCAACACTGCTTCCAGCATGGATGATTGGTAAAAATCCAAAACTAAAAATTATACAGACAACACACACAGGAGAACTTGCAGTTCGTTTTGGTCGTAAAGCCAAAACACTAATTGATAGTCCAGAATATCAAAATGTATTTAAGACAAGACTAAGAGAAGACTCACAAGCCGCTGGTCGCTGGGAAACAGCACAAGGTGGCGAGTATTTTGCAGCAGGTGTCGGGGGAGCGATTACAGGTCGAGGTGCGGACTTGTTAATAATCGACGACCCACACAGTGAGCAAGACGCACTCAACATGGGTGCATTAGAAAAGGCATACGAGTGGTACACATCAGGACCACGACAGCGTTTACAACCAGGTGGAAAAATAGTTTGCGTCATGACAAGATGGAACGTAAAAGACCTGACAGGAATTCTAGTAAAGAACCAATCAGAACCCAAATCGGATCAATGGGACGTGGTAGAGTTTCCGGCAATAATGCCGAGTGGTAAGCCAGTATGGCCGGAGTATTGGAAGATCGACGAACTGGAATCAGTGAAGGCATCATTATCACTCGGCAAATGGAATGCACAGTGGATGCAAAATCCAACTAGTGAGGAAGGTGCAATTTTAAAACGAGAATGGTGGCGAGACTGGGATAAGGATCACATTCCAACTTTAGATCATGTAATACAATCTTACGATACCGCGTTCATGAAAAAAGAAACTGCAGACTTTAGTGCGATAACGACATGGGGAATTTTTAGAGAAAACGAAGATAGTCCACCACAGTTAATTTTACTCGATGCTATAAAAGAAAGATTAGAGTTTCCAGAACTACGTAGACTTGCAAAAGAGCAATATGATTATTGGGAACCTGAGACTGTTTTAGTTGAGGCCAAAGCATCGGGTTTGCCTTTGACATACGAACTTAGAAACATGGGTATACCTGTTGTAAACTTTACACCGTCAAAAGGTAAAGATAAGCATACGCGTGTTAATTCTGTTGCACCGCTGTTTGAATCTGGTATGATATGGGCTCCTTTGGATAAACAGTTTGCACAAGAGGTTGTTGAAGAATGTGCAGCGTTTCCATATGGAGATCATGATGACTTGGTTGATAGCACAACACAAGCAATCATGAGATTTAGGCAGGGTGGTTTAATAACTCATCCAGAAGATTATCAGGATGAAGAACTACCTAGAAGAAAATATAAATATTATTGGTAGCATATGTCGGCATTACTAGATTCATACACAAAAAACAAAAGTCCAGAAGTTAAAAAAAGAATTGAAGAACGTGTACGTGAGTTGGGTGGTAGTATGTCTGAGTTGTCTGCGATACTTTTAGCTTTATCAGAATTAAGAGAAGAGCAAAGTAAAGCCGATGGTGGCCGTGTTAACTTTGACATGGGAGGTATTTTTTCTGTAAATCCCGATGAGGCAGTTAAGTTTAATTTAGATGGTGAAATAATAAATTTAAATCCTAAATTTTTTGAAATGTTTATGGGACCTTTTATGAATGATCCTAAAATGTTAAAAAGAAGAATTGATGATTTAAAACAAGAAATTAGAAGAAATCAAAAAGTTGTTAAAGCAGCTGATGGTGGGATAGCAGATCTATTGAAAGTATGACGTTTACATTTAAACACCCTAGCAAATACAAGAAACTATCAACAGGAGCACCTCCTAAGTCAGGCCCTACACCACAAGGCTTGAATATTGAATATAATACTGTTAAGACAGTGAAACTGGAGAAAATAAATGGCAGAAATAGACAAGTCTTTACCAAACGTAAAGCAGACAATAGAGATACCTAGTCCCGACGAAATTGCAGTAGAAGTAGAAAAAGAGCAACAAGAACCGGACACACCTATTAATATAAAACCAAACGAAGATGGCAGTGTTGATATAGACTTTGATCCTAGTGTCGGGAGCCAAGAACAAGGACAAGATCATTTTGCAAATCTTGCAGAACTATTACCAGACGAAGTTTTATCACCAATCGGTAATGAGTTATACGACAACTATGTTGATTATAAATCAGGAAGAAAAGATTGGGAAAGTTCTTACACAAACGGTTTAGAACTTTTAGGATTTAAGTATGAAGAAAAATCAGAACCGTTCAAAGGTGCATCAGGTGCAACGCATCCAGTTTTAGCAGAAGCAGTTACACAGTTTCAAGCGTTAGCTTACAAAGAATTATTACCATCACAAGGTCCAGTTAGAACACAAATTATTGGAACACCAACACCAGATAAGGAACAACAATCTTTACGTGTTAAAGAATTTATGAATTATCAAATCATGTCAGAGATGAAAGAGTATGAGTCTGAGTTTGATCAAATGTTATTTTATTTACCACTGACAGGTTCTACATTTAAAAAAGTTTACTACGATGAAATGATGCAGCGAACAGTTTCTAAATTTGTTCCTGCGGACGATTTAGTTGTTCCGTATACAGCTACCTCATTAGATGATGCGGAAACAATTATACACGTTGTCAAGATGTCTGAGAACGAACTTAGAAAGCAGCAAGTCGCTGGATTCTACAGAGACGTTGAATTAACTCCAGGACAAGACAACGAGACAGATGCACAAAGAAAAGAGCGTGAACTAGATGGAATGGCCAAAGGCAGAAACCAACCCATGTTCACTCTCTTGGAGTGTCATGTTAATTTAGATATTGAAGGGTTCGAAGATACAGATACCCAGGGACAAGCGACAGGGATCAAGCTGCCTTACATCGTGACAGTTGAAGAGGCATCTCGTGAAGTGTTGTCAATTAGAAGAAACTACGAAGTAGGTGATGCAACTAGAAGTAAGATACAATATTTTGTGCATTTTAAATTTTTACCTGGTTTAGGATTTTATGGT